CGATGAACGGCCCTATGCACGCCTAGCGGCGGGCCAACGGGAGCATCACGAGATCGAGATCACACCCGAGGATTTCGTAGAGTTCTTCGACGAGATGCTGGAGGCCGTGGAGCCGCCTTTCGCCGGGCCTGGCACCTTCGGACAGTTTATGGTCGCTCGCTATGTCTCTAAGCAGGGAATCCAGCGGGTGCTTTCGGGTGAGGGAGGGGACGAGCTTTTCGGAGGTTACGCTCGCCAGCACATCGTCGCCGGAATCGAGCCTCCCACAGGCTATGAGGAATACGAGCTTCCCGCCGACTATCCTCGCGAGCTGGAAGCGGCGCTCGCCTATGACTGGGAGCATTTGCCCGATCTGCTGCGGGTGGATGAGCAGGTGACGAGCTTCTATGGAATCACAGCCGTCGCTCCCATGTTGGAACCGGAAGTGGTGGAGTGGGTTCTGAAACAACCGCCCGAGCGGCGGGTTGGGAAGCCGCTGCTAAAGGAGGCCATGCGCGGTGTCATCCCCGAGGAGATTCTCGCCCGCCAGGACAAGATGGGATTCACTGTGCCCTACGTCGAGTGGGCGCAGCGTGAGCCCGTACGTTCTTTCATCTTCGAGCGCATCGGCTATGTTCCCGATCCCGTGAAGCCCTGGGATCGCAAATGGTGGCTTGATCTCTGTCAGGGGCAAAAGGCGCTCGTATGAGCGCGATCTGGCTGCTCTCTACGCGCGGACGGCCGAAAGCCTGTCAGGAAGTTCTGGATGCCTGCGAGGCGACGGAGATGACTTCGCCCGGCCTTGTCTACGTCGATGAAACGGTTGAGGAGTATGCCGACTTGCGCTTGCCGCCTAACTGGACGATGCATCTTGAGCCCGAATGGGGTTCCATCGCGGCCTCCATGCGCTACTGCCTAGAGCAATATCCGGATGCGAGCCAATACGGCTGGCTGGCTGATGACAACATCCCACAGACGCCAGGGTGGGACGTGGAGCTTGAGCAAGCAGCGGGCGATTGGTACATCTCATGCGCTCGTGATTATTGGATGTCAGAACTGGGATGGTTGCATTCGACTGGAGGTCCTTGCTTTACGGCTGGTCTTTGTTGGGGAGGCGAGTTGATTCGAACGGTTGGATGGTGGGCATTGCCGGGAGTACGTCAAGGCGGGATTGATGAGGCTTGGAACAACTTGGCTGGAATGCTTCATCTCACCCGTTATCTTCCCGATGTCATCATTGAACATCGAACTTGGAAACTCAGTAAACGTAATAAGGATGAAACAGACGGATGGATAAAGCATGGAATAACCTACATTGACACTGATCTTGTTAACTATCATGAATGGTGTGCAACAGATAGAAATCGTGTTAGCCAGCAAATCAGTTCAGAATTGAAACGTAGACATATTCCGATTTCTAAAAGAAGCTACGTATGACAACTTTCTGGGCCACTCATCAAGTCGGCGGCCCCTATTTGGACGCCGAAGAATCTGAGGCGGCGCTCCAGGAGAGAAATTCTCGCTATCCGGACTTGCTCGGGCTGATGCCTGTCGAGTACCCCGGCCAGACGATTCTCGACTACGGCTGCGGCCCCGGCCATGACACTTTGCTTTTTCTTCGCTATGGCGCGGCGCACGTCTACTTCGCGGATATTTCTTGGCTTGCTCTGCAAACGACGAGCGAACGCCTAGAGATGTACGGCTTGCGCGGGAGGGCTACCGCTCTCTTTGCCGACGACGAGCTGCCGCAGGTAGATCATGTTCACTGCGCGGGTGTTCTCCAGCACGTCCACGATCCCATTGGTATTCTTCTTCGGCTGCGGCGAGTGCTCAAAGAGGGAAACGCGCGGGTAATGGTCTACGACGGCAACCTCTCGACACACTCTCAGTCCGAGGTTCCCATTACCGAATGGTGGACGAAACGAGAGTTCATCACGCTGGCGGGAGAGGCGGGCTTCAAGGCCGAGCACGTCGGCTCCTATCCCTGCTCTAGTCCTTGGCGGCCCGATTGCTTCGCGGCCTGCTACGTGCTGCGATGAATCTGCTCAGGCGGGGAAAAAGACAGCTCCGCGAAGAGTTAGAGAAACTCTCTAATCAAGAGCTTTCGCGGCTTCAAGCTAAACAGTATCGTCAGAAAGAAGAACCTAAGTTGCGAATGGAAGAAAAGAAGTTAGGAACTTCTAACTGGAATACTCTATCGTGGATAGAACTTCTAAATCGTTCAGTTGCACGTCATCGACGTATTCGTGATCTTGAGGATGCAAAGAGGTTAGGAATCCAGGACGCTGAGAAGTTGTCATCCTGGGAACTTTCCAGTGCTGTTCTTAGTGAGCAAGTGCGAAGAATTAATATCAAGGATCTTGGTGGATGAAACTCTCGATCATAATGCCTACCATTTCTGGCCGAGAGGAATCTCTAGAGAAGATCGTGGCCGCCTACTGCGCGACGACGGAAGTGGAGCACGAGCTGATCGTGGTGAAGGACGAACCAACCTGGCCCGGAGCTTGCAACAAGGGCTATAAGCAATCGAGTGGAGAGACCGTGCATTTCGGTGCAGATGATCTGGAGCCTTTGCCCGGCTGGTGGGAAAAGCCTTTGCACTGGCTTGGACTCTATGATGAACTTCCTGCCGCCAAGATTCTGAACTTCTCTGCCGATGGCACATTCGATAACTGGGAAGATGGTGAGGATGGAGCTTTTGTTCATTTCACTCGTGTTCCCATCCTCCGCCGCGATCAGTACGAACGAATCGGTTTCTGGCCCGAGATTGATTACTACGCGGATATCTGGTTATCGGAGAAAGCACGCATGTTGGGTATTCAAACGCGCATCCTATATTCCTACGCATTTGTCCATCATTGGTCGCAGATCGGACGTGTGGATACTCCTGAACGCTTAGACGCGGCAAATTGGAGATTAAATAACCTGCGAAAGCAGATGGTATGACAATCTATTGTCATGGGCAAAAAACGACAATGAAGCAGAATGGTTATTGGTGGGTTTGCCAGCACTGTGGTAAACAAATTTGGAGACGTGATAAGACCTGGGAAGTCAGATAAGGAGGAGATATGCCTACTAAGGCGGAATTGTTGGAGCGAGCAATTGAACTCAATATCGAGGATCGCTATCAGATGAACAAGGCTGAACTACAGGATGCGATTGAGGAAGCGAAGGTCGAAGAAGGAGTTAAAGATGCACTTCCTGTAGAAGTAGAGGAAGTTATTGAAGAAATTGAAGAAGCTGAGGAAGCTGAGGAAGCTGGATCAATATCTGTCTATCAAGGTGATGATGATCTCTGGTATTACACAGGTGGAGAATTTGGCTATCCTAAAGTACGGCACGCGGTTCAGGCTGCTCAGCGTGTATATCCTGGCCTTGAAATCAGGTACTAATTTGCCATTGATTAATCTATTTCGTCCAGGAGTCTGTGTAAAAACTGCGGGGGGAAATCTTGAACTCCCCACGATTCAAAGCATCTGTATCCTGTATCAAGCCAATGCCACCTAAATCTTATGATCCCCTTCGTCTGTGGGCCGTGCCATGCAAAGTAGGGCCGAGAGCGGCTCATGATTCAGGACCGCGACAGGTATCTTCGATTGATCTCGTGGTTATCCATACAGCAGAGGCGGCTGATCTTTCGGGATCCGATAACACTGCTGAGGGTGTTGCCAACTATTTTGCTCGCCAAGATGTGAAGGCTTCCACTCAACTTGCAGTAGACAGAGATTCATGTGTTCGGATGTTGCCTGATCTTATAATCCCTTGGGGAGCGAAAGGTGCTAACTCGGACGGACTGCATATGGAAATCTGCGGTCGTGCGGGCTGGACGAAAGAACGATGGGCGGAAGAAGTTGTGAAACCTATGCTCAATCTTGCTGCAGCCAAAGCCGCTAAATGGTGCTGGCAATACAAGATTCCTCGTCGCTGGCTCACTGTTGCCGATCTTCTTGCAGATAAGCGTGGTCTGACAACGCATGTTGATGTGAATGCGGCTTTCAAGGGCGGAACGCATTGGGATCCTGGGCCAAACTTTCCTCGTGATTACTTCATCCGCAAAGTGCGCTACTGGTATGAGCAGATCCGTCTAGAGCGTGAACAGACGTGAGTATTTAGATGAAACTTCCCTGGCGCCAAGATACGGAGCTAGAAAGTATTGCTGGGATTCAGCGCAATGTACCGCCAGCGGTAAGCCAACGTATGGTTGTTGAGTTGACACGTAAACATCTTGGTCCAACCTGGGGAAGAAGAAGAAGAAAGATAGAGGGATGGCCTCGTGGACGTTCCTGATTGGTGGGAGGCAATTATTCTAGCGATTGCCTCTTGGCGTGTTTTTCAGCTAATCGCATATGATGATATTTTCGATCAGCCTCGTCGTTATCTTACGAAACTCGGTAAAGAATGGAATAGAGAAGGCGATGATATACCGAGAGATTATCGTGAGAAATGGGCGATGTTTCTTACATGTTCATATTGTGTAGGCGCATGGATAGCTCTTAGCTGGTGGCTTTTTTGGCAAATATGGCCACAGGCGGCGCTAATAGTGGCAACGCCTTTTATGCTTTCAGCAGCCGTCATAGCTGGTCATAAGCTGCTTTCCTCGGAGTAAACGTCCGGAGACATGTGGCACCATCAGGCCGATGGCCTGTCTAGCTATCTCTGGAGGTGATTGCTATCCCGTGCGGATGTAAGGGTGGCAAGAAAGTGCCAGTTAAGAAACCATCTTCTTCTCCGTCTCCTCAAGATTCTGCTGCGAAGTAGATGGCACTTCCTGCGAGACGCAGAGGTCCTCGTGTTCTAACTGCTTCTGCTGAGAAGTATTCTGGTCCGAAAACTTCCTATTCTAAACGTCAGAGTGAAGGCTGGCAGCAAAGAGCCCTAGATTATTACGAACAAATAGGAGAAATTCGTTACGCTTCGCAGTTTTATGCGCGCATGATTTCTCGTGTTCGAATTTTTCCTGCGCTTCTTGATGAACAAGGTGAAGTCGAACCTATTGAAGAAGGGCCACCCGTTGATTTGCTTAATCGCATTCAAGATCCAGGTGGTGGCCGTTCCCAACTTCAATTGAATTATGGGCGTTTGATGTTCATTACTGGAGAAGGTGTTCTCTTTGGTGCTCGAATCGATACAGATGAAGAACGATGGAGCTTTCTATGGATAGATGAGGTAAAGGAAGAGAACGGTCGAACTTACCGAATCGATAAGGACAAACAGCCCATAGAAGAAGGAGTGGCATATCGTCTTTGGCGCCCTTCTCCTCGACATTCTGATCTTGCGGATGCTCCGCTTTGTTCAGTACAAGAGGTTTGTGAAGAGCTAATTCTTTTGACGAAAGCTGTGCAATCAACAGCCCTTACGCGTCTTACTAAAGGACTTCTGCTTGTGCCGCAGGAAATTTCTCCAGGCCCTGCTGAACCTATCGGAGATGAAGATCCAGAGAACGATCCCTTCATGGTCGATCTAATTGAGCACTTCATTGGTCAGATCGAGAATCCGGGATCAGCAGAAGCGCGTGTACCGCCGATCATTGAAGGTTCCTACGAATATCTCGATCGTCTGCGCTGGATGCAGATGCATGATCCTCAGACTGATTATTTGGAAAGAGATCTGCGCACTGAGGCTATTAAGAGGCTTGCGATGGGTCTAGATTTTCCGCCTGAAGTGCTGCTTGGAATGACAGATGCCAACCACTGGACGGCTCGTCAAGTTGTTCATGATATGTGGCGTTCACATGGGGCACCAGTTGCTGAGATGTTTTGTGATGATATTTCGGAAGCATATTTGCGTCCAGCATTGAAAGATGCTGAATATTCAGAATGGGCGCAGGTAGTAGTTGCCTATGACGATGCTGATGTTGTTATTGCACCTGATCGTTCTGAAGATGCTGATCGAGCATTTGATCGCGGAGCAATTAGTTACAAAGGTTATCGTGAGATGAAAGGTATTCCTGAAGCGATGGAGCCTTCTAAAGATGAGCATGATGAATGGCTCGCCTGGAAGATGCGTAATCCGCTTCTTCTCCCCGATGCTCCTCAGATGACTCCTGAACGAGGTCCTCAGCCTAGTCCTGAAGATGCTCGTACTCCAGAGGAAGGTCCCCCGGAGCCTGTAGCTGGGCGCGAAGGGTCACGGCCAGAATCGAGAACAGCTTCTGCCAGAGTTCTTGGCGCTGCGGAGCTAGCACTCGTTCGTTGTCGAGAGGTTGCTGGGGCACGAATTCGTTCCTATCAAAAATCGTGTCCGGAGTGCTTGGAGCCTGCGAATGGTAAGCCTAATGCGCTTGTCGCTTCTCTCATTGGCCCTGATGTATTGAAAGAACTGAATGCTCCATCACCTCTCAAGCTAGTAGCTAGTGGAAGTGATGGATTCCGTAACTTGCTCATCAATTGGGGATTTGCGGAAACACAGGCGGTTGCACTTTCTGAGATGGTTGAGGTGTATGCGGCCAGAACTCTTTACGAAAAGAATCCAGGCCCGTTGCCCTCTGGGTTTGCGGCCCATGTTGAGCGTGTTCAGGAGGTGTCGGATGCCGTACACGATTCGCAAGCAAGGTGAGAAGTATTGTGTATATGGCCCGAGCGGAAATCATGGCTGCCATGACTCTCGTGAGAAAGCAAGACGGCAACAACGTGCTCTCTATCGAGCAGAGAGACTAAATACGTCCGTAGTCGGAGATACGGTGATGGAGACAGCAAAAGAGAGCATGGAGACGATGGCCGAGCATTCCTATGAGATCAGAATGAAAGATGGAAAGCACTGCGTCCATGAATCAGGTACTTCTACTCCGGTAGAAGGCGCTTGCTATGACACACATGAAGAGGCTGAGCGCCATATGCGCAAGATGATGGATGAGAATATGACTGATCAGTTTTGGTATTACATTGGTCCTATTTCTTCATCTGTATCTACTGCGCCACAGATTTTTATGACATCCAGTAATTTGGAGACATTTAATCCAAGTGTCACTGTTACTGTTACATCTGAAGATACATCATCTGATGAAGATGTAGAAACTCGTACACCGTGGAAAGGTGTGCTCGCTGTCGAGGGTCATCCTACTGCTGATAAGCGTTATCTCATGCCGGGAAAGATTGATGATCGAGAACTTCCGCTTCCTCTAATGGTTCAGATAGTTAGCGAAGAAGGACATAAGGGATCAGAAGTTGGAGGAAGAATTGAGAAAATTAATCGTATTCCTTCTTCTGAATTTAACGAAGATGGTTTTGATCTCGGAGATTTGCCTGATGATGCTGTTGTGATCTGGGCAAAGGGGAGTTTTGATGGTTCTGAAACCGGAGAAAATGGTGTGCGATTGCTTGAAAATGGTGGAGGAGTCTCACTCGATCTCTCGGTGACGAATGTCTCTCTCTTGGATCCGGATACGCTTGAACCTGTTGATCCTGAAGAATTGGATTTGATGACGCTTCTTCTTGGCGGAGGAGGCTATCTAACTGGTATTGAAGGCTCAATTATGGGAGCGACAGTTGTTCCATTTGCAGCCTTCCCAGAGGCTTCGATTATTACCGCCAGCGGAGTCATGCATTGGATTGGATTTATTCACGTTGAACAAGAAGTTCTTACCGCTTCAGCCGCAGGCAAAGCCCCGCTTAAACCCCCTAAAGCCTGGTTTGAGATGCCAGAGCCAAATCTTCCTTGTCCATTGACAATTACTGAGGATGGACGTGTTTTTGGGCATCTTGCCGTTTGGGGTCAATGTCATACCGGCTTTGAAGGAATCTGTCAGCAGCCTCCTCGCTCGTATTCGGACTACAAGTTCTTTCATCTAGGAGAGATTGAAACTGCTGAAGATGAATGTCTTGCAGTTGGAAAGATCACCGTGGGAACGCCTCATGCTCCACTGACCTATGGATCAGTAAAGACCCAAGAGCACTACGACAACACTGGCTGTGTTGCTGCTTTCGTTCGTGCTCACGATGGTCGCCGAGGAATCTGGCTCTCGGGCGCGATCCGAAGCGATGTCCCGGCAGAAAAGATCCGTGACCTTCGAGCCAATCCGCCGTCGGGGGATTGGAGAAGGGAGAACGGGGCACTGGAGTTGCAGGGCGTTCTCGCGGTGCCAATTCCGGGATATCCTGTTCCTCGCACGGAGATGCGTCTTGTCGCTTCTGGTGGGAAAGAAGAAGTCGAAGCGCTCGTCGCGACAGCCAATGTCGATGAGCTTGCGAACTATCGGAAGCGTAAGCGGCGCAAAGTCATGTTGACTCAGCGTCTCCGACAGGCACTAGGAGAGAGATATGGCAACACGAGCTGAAATTCGTCAGCAGACTCTTCGTATTCTAGAAGAAGGTGGATGGCTTGATAGCTTCCAGGAGATTACGGCTGAACAACGTCGTCGTTGGGCAAAATCGGGCGTAGCACTTCCTGATGGAAGTTATCCGATCCCTAATTGCGACTATGCCGAACGAGCGATTCGAGCCCAAGGTCGGGGGCAGACTCCGCAGAGTCAAGCACGAGTGGTTCGTCATATCCGCAAGCGAGTGCGGGCGCTGGGATGTAGCGGGCCAATATTTGAGAAATATAAGTAAATGAGTCCGGTCTCCAAACTTACTGTCACTCAGGCAGAGGACACGAAAATCCGTGTGGAGATGACACCTGTTCCTACGAATAAAGGATTAGTGCCGACGCTTGGAGCAGTGCGTAAGGGAGAAAATCAGACGATTACGATGGAACCGGCGCGCTAAGTGGCCAATGGCAGTTTCGATGCAGTGCTACGACGTGAAGTCGAGCTTTATGGTCGTGTCGATTCGAATGATCCCGCCAACTCTGCGCTTATTCTGGTTGTTCTGACTCATACCGGATTGGAGGCAGATTCTGTTCTCCGTACATATGCGAATCTTTCTGCTCTATTGGCAGCCTCTAATAATGAGGCTACGAACTCTGTTCGTAAGACATTGACTGATGCAGATCTCGCTGCCTACACAGTTGATACTACAAACCATCGCATCGTTCTACCATTGGCGAATCAAACCTACACAACTCCAGCGGCCGGGGATAATTGGAGCAAACTCCTTATCTGCTACGACTCAGATACAACCTCTGGTACCGATACCGATATTGTGCCGATGGTTCATATGGACATCATAAAAGATGGTGTTCCTGTTGTCCCCAATGGGAATGACATTATTTTCTCCTTCGCCGATGGTTTTCTTGTTGCGACGTGATTTGTGTTTTGGTTCAACATCATCCGTCGCGAGCTTCGCTTCTTCCTGCGTTAAAGAAATCACTTACCCCACTTTCAGTGGAAGTTGTTGTTGACGACAAACATCCTCTGAGTCCTTGGCGGGGTTATCAGGCATGTCTTCGTCAGTTTCTTCAGGGTGGTGCAGACTTTGGAGTTGTGCTTCAAGATGATGTGCGAGTTTGCATTAATTTCCCGCTGGCGGTAGAGCAAGTCGCTCTCGCAAATCCTGAAACTCCTATCTGTCTCTATCTTGGCGGTCTTCCTAAAAAAACTGCTTCAGATGCTCTGAAAGCCATACAACGGGGAGAACATTATGTACCAATCTATTTCCGTGATTTCGTTCCAGTTGTCGGAGTTCTCTGGCCGAGAATGAAAGCTCAAGAATTTCTTGAATGGTCAAAAGCTGCCAGACTTCCAGGTCGCCCCCCCAGTTCAGATGATGCGATTGTAGGTTTCTGGATGCGAATGACTAAGCAGAGAATCTTTGCAACAGTTCCTTCGCTTGTTCAGCATCCAGATGAGACGAGTATTGTCAATCCGAGACGAGCTAAGGCTGGAAGGGATAGGGGTAGAACTGCTCTTATGTTTTGCGAGAATGATCCTCTTGATTTGGATTGGGCAAGGATTTAAGTTGTAGACTCTCTGGCTCGATAAGATCTTCTCGGCCTACCTTGCGCCAAAAGAGTTTTCTCATAACATAGCGTGCTCCCAGAAACGTTGCAATCCCAGCAATCGCATTGACAGCTACGAGAATTTCAACGATTCTAATCACTGATTCTCAACCGATTAATTCAGATGCGATTATTTCCATGGCTTGTTTCAATGCTTGTAGAGCATCACGTTCAGTATCTGAAATCGCAGTCATACTTAGAGTCCAACACGTTGTACCATCTTGACTATATATTGGAGGTGCGAAATAGAGAGTAACAACCTTAGATGGAAGAACTAACTCACATGAGAGACTTACTTTAGTTGTAATATTCTTCATCTATTACTCTCTAGACCAGGAAGTCCGATGATCGTGTCACTGGGGAGATAGATGATCTGAGGCTGCCACTTCTGGATGCGTTCCCATTCTACGAGCAGTGGAGTCAGATTGCGCTGACGCTTGAAGAACGCTTTACGGTCCGCTTCCGCTGCGATGACAACTTGCTTAGCCTGCTGCCTGGCAATCTCTACGCGGTTCTTTTCAGCAGCGGCCTGCTGTGTCGCCACCTGCTTCTCTTCGATAGCTGCAGTGAACTCTGGACTAAAACCGACATTCGTCAAAAGAAAATCCAGTCCTCGAACGCAGAACTGATCCAACTGCTTTGCTAATTCACTCTGTGTTTCACGCCGGATCTTCTCACGATTGGGCAGAATATCAACTGCCGAGAACTTCACCGATTCCGCCTTGAATAGCTGTTTCGCTCTTGGTTCAATGATCGTCTCGTAATACGCCGCTCCATAGTTGGTATACAACTCCTGCACGCACGATTTCTCTAGTGAATAGTTGATCGTGGCAACCACAAATACTTCTTGTGATTCTTGACTCGCGGCTGATCCATTGACTCCGCCATCCATGAGCAACTCATGAGACGCATTGCGGATGCGGGCCTCTTCGATAGATTCCCATGGCCAAGTTGTAACTAGTCCTGCTTCTTTGACGCCGGTATATGCACCAAACGCACGTACTAGCCCGACATGTCCTGCTTCCACAGAATGCCAGATGAATAGCATCGACAACAGAACGTATGTAACTGCGGTTCCGCTTGCGATAGCGAATCCCATCTTGCGCCAATCGGGTGTCGTCTGTTGACGACCGGCTCTATCTTCAAATGCACGAGAGCCGCCCAGTACCAATCCAAGCGTCAAACTTATTACGATGATTAGTCCAGCGAGAACTGTTAGCACATACCACATTAGATACCTCCACGGTTAAATGGACTAGACGGGAGTGAAGTATATCTACCGTCGCTAAACTGGTCAAGGAGCCCTGGCTCGAACTCTGGACTAGACAGCGATGTGCTTCCACGGTTGAGTCAGGGCTCCGTTTTTGGTACGGTTGTTATGCGCGCGAGCAGGACCGGACTTCCTGCGTCGGCCTCATAAGCCGAAGTCTCTGGGTTCGACTCCCAGGCGCGCTACTAGAAGGTAGATGTCTCACGAGGCATCTGTTCGTAAGCCAGCTGGACGGTGCTGGTCTTCGAAAAATCCGCCCACTATACGGCTGAGACATGGTGTCTCGTCCGGCTCCAACCCGGTACGAAGTGGGTTCGATTCCTACCAGCCGTGTCAATGAGCGTCATGCGTTATGACACCGGAGAAGTCCTGTATCTGAGGCTCAAGCCATCCAGAGCTTGGGCCTACTCGACATTCCCGCATGAGGGAATAACACTCGATTTCTCGTTACTAGACGAGTTGGTCGGTATCGAGTTTGCAGGATCAATCGCAAAAACGCTCCAGGATAACTGCGAGCGCCAAAGCGAAAATCCCATCAAGGACTTTTCGGGCTAAACGCAAAGGAGGACACTGTGACGCCCGACCGGAATGGTGGGGCGGTTGCAGGAGTCCGTCTCACCGATATCCCAATCAAGATTCGTCGGCGCTACGGCTGGTATCTGATTGAGAAGGCGAAGCTCGACGGTGATATTCTGGCTGCCGTCGCGCTGACGGCTGCCGTCGAAAATCCGTCTGACAAGATTTACTGGTTGCCGGAGGCGGCGGTGCGAAAGGTTCTTGGATGAGCAGAAAGCTCGTTATCGAGCACCGCTGGGCTCCTCGTCCTTCGGTATCGCTGCAATCGCCGAAGACGACGGAACACAAAATGCGGGCTGAAGGTCATTGTCGAATGTGTCTTCGGCCCGCATTTGTGCGCCCACTTACCAGGCATCATCTTGTCGCTGAATCATGGTTTCTTAAGCAGCCTGTGCATCTGCGTATGGTACGTAATGCACATGCAAATATTGTGCCTCTTTGTAGAGCTTGCCATGATCTGATTGATTCACGAGAAAGTGATGTCAGATATCGTGAGCGAAAGATGCTGCGCAAACGACTTTCTCAGTCAGAGATTGCTTTCATTATTCAAGTACGTGGTATCAAATGGCTGAATCAGACATATCCTGAATAACAAGAGCGGCTCCAAGAGCCGCTCTTGTTGGCCGGTTGTCCGGTCCACCAGAGGACGCTCGTTTACCGCGAACTGCTCAGGTCACCATCCCGAATCGCGGACTGCGGGCACGATCGCCAAAGCCCTATGCACCCCTATCACGGAAATGAAATTCTATCACGGAGGGCCGAGGATTTGAACCCCACGGCTTGCACCGCGAACGGGTTAGCAGCCCGCCGTCTCTCCTTGAGACTTGACCCTCCAAGCGGAGGCTACAGGGATCGAACCTGTACGGCCTTTCGACCATCACCGCTTTCAAGGCGGATGAGCACGCCAGCCTTGCGAGCCTCCAAATCAGATTCTATTCGTCTCGACCGAATGCCTGATCGCGAGCCCGTCGTAGTTTACGGATTAGATCATTGATCGCTGGACGATCAAGATCGACATAAAGGCCATAATCGCATGTGATCGGTTCTTGCACCGCGACCTCATAGCCTTTCCGCCGAGTCACGATCTGGACATCGCTTTCTGGATACCGGCCCCAGCGCACTTCAATGATCGGCTGTTGCATCTCATACTCATGAGCCGGAATAGACTCATCGAGCGGAAGAACAGAACCGTACACACTTTCTTTGGGCATCTTGCCCTCCTTGCTCGGCCCTTCACGGGCAACCCATCACGGGCTAAGAAGAAGTATGACGTTCGGCTTCGGACATCATTCGGCGCTTGAGTTCTGCTTTTACAACGCTAAGTGGATACTTATCCTCATCCCATCCGGGATAGAGCCGAGGCAACGCCCGCTTCCTCCGTTCTTTCCAGAGAAGGTCTTTTGGCAGTTTCTTCTGATTCTTCTTACTTTTTATAACTCCTGGATCGTGTTTTTGCTTCGCCATTTAACCATTAAGATTTCTCAATAATCTCTA